CGATGACGGTCCTTTTGCGCTTCAAGATGTCATGCTCGCCGTGATAATACCCTTCGCCTACGATCTGATTCTTCCGGACTTGCGACAGCTTCCAGCGCCTGATCTCCTGCTCGAAAAAATGCTTCTCGGAAATTACAGAGTTTGCGCCTGTAATAATCAATGCGTTTATATAGTCCATGTAGTTGAAAGCCATATAATCCCCCGGAGCAATAAAAAAACGCCTAAAATAGGCGTCGGTCGAATGTTTACAAAATATATGATTATGTTATAATAAAAATCAATAGGGCGGCTCCTTGCAGGGACGGTCGCTCCTCAAGGTTATAGCTTAAAGGAAGCGCCGCGCCGTTAAGGCTCGGCTATTTCTTTATGTGAGCGTTATACGCTAAGCACAATCCGACAATGCCGATGACTACAAGCGCGAATTGGAACAATCCGGCATATGTAACCATAGCATCACCTCCAATGTGGAGGAACAACCTTGCCGCCCTACTGATTGGTATATATTACTGCCAATCGTGCTCTATGTCTATTACATTTCTTAGTCAAAACTGAACGATGGCCCACCGCTGACGTCTTCCAACGCGTAACGCATCGCATCCATTAAATGGTTAAAATCGTCGATTGGGCGGTTCAACTTTTTCCCGAATTTATCATTTTCCCAGGTGTAGTTGCTTATTTCCGTAAGGAAGTTAACGCACTTCGGATGAACAATTATGTGAAAATCCTGTATGAAGTCTATGCCGTTGTTTACGCTGTCTTTCCCTTTCCTTGCGGCGCGGATATGCGACATGCCAAGTTCACGTAAACGGTCAATACTTTTGGGCTCGGCGGAGTCGGCGCGGATCCTCTCTTTCCGGAAGCCCATATTATCGATCTCCGCATATATATTTTCATTGGACAATCCTTTTTTGTATAACTCGTCGAACACCCATATTGTTTTCGCCTTCACGTCGATCAAACCGCAAAACAACGCCGTGGGGTCGTTGGTATAGCCAAAGTCGAGGCCAAACACGCTTTTTACTGCCGGCAGCCGTTTAACCTCATCGATGTCAAACGGTGCTTCTTCCCAGTTTTCGAATATGACGCCTTCGACAATGCCCCAATCGCCGAGGCCGGCGACGCGGTAGCGCCGGGGGTTGTTTTTCCGCATCGACTCGAAGACCCGACGGTCCGCTTCGTCCAGCCATTCGTTGCACAAATAGTTCGTGGTCAAAGCGAGGACATCGCCGTCCGACGCGTCGAAGAACCGCGCTTTTATAAAGTGTTTTTCGTTCCACGGGTTAAACGTCAGTGTGATCTGCTTAAACAGCGGCGGCGCCAGACCGCCGCGGATAGACTCGTCCAAAGCGTTAAAATCGCCTTCGTTGGTAATTTCGTACGCTTCCTCGATCCACATCCAGCAGAGTGAGCCATGCTCGACTGTGATGGATGTAACTTTTAACGGTTCGTCGAGGCCGCGGAAGAATATTTTCTGCCCGGTCTGTTTATGCGTTATTTCAAGTGGGGTTTCCTTAACGTTCCAGAGCAATTCGACTCCGAGCCGGTTAATCGCCCATTTCAATTCCGTGAAACATGAATCTTTTAATGTCCGGAACACCTTGCGGATGACAAGGAGGTTCGCGCCGGGGTACTTCATCATATGCCAGATAAACCACAACGCCGCGGTCTTCGACTTCTTGCTGGCTCGGCTGCCCTTTACGACGCGATAACGCCCTTTGAAATTCCAAAACTGCTTATAACCCGCGCCGATTATATCCGGCAAGTAATTATTTTTTACGGCGTCCGCCATTGCCTATCACAACCTACGTAGCAAAGAATTCATATAAATATATAAACCGTAAGCGCTTGGATTTACTCTTACGGTTTATATGTGGTGCAAGTTACTAGCATTGGAGGTAGATGCAAGTAACTTGCATATGCGAGAAAAAGATTGATTTTCTTGTTTTTTACTCGGCAATATCATTTTCGCCGGTAAAGTTGATTTGTACCAATCCGTCGAGCGTGAGCTTATCGTTAAAAATACCTAAATGTCGGCCAAGCAGATCAAGGCTTTTCACTTTGTCGTGGAGCTTCATAACACGTTCGGTGATGTACCCATCTTCTACGGGTATGCGTTTANCCCATACCGACTGGATGGCGGCGGTGTCGTCCCTATTCGCTTCTTCCTGGGCGGAGGCATTGTCAAAATTTGCAACGTCGGCGATGTTGGCGAAAGCTATCTTCGCCAGCTCCGCAATAACGCGGTCGGCCGTTACGCCGGTCCGGCGCGAGCGTTCGGCTAACGCGCGCGATATGGCAGCTTCGATGTTAGGTTTTGTGAGGTTTTCTGCGCCTATTTCTTTGGCTGTTTTTACGCTATAACCCGCGCGTATGGCCGCTTGCGTCGCGTTTAGGTCTATTAAGTATTCCTCTGCAAATCGCTGCTGTCTTGCGGTCATTTTTGCCATTCCTATGCTGATCCTTTCCCCGGGTGCAATATAGCCATTATAAACATATTGACACGAGTAATATTCACACGTCTACCACGCAAAATTCACGGGTTATTTTCACAAACATTGATACTAAGCGTCCGATGTGTTACAATGTATTACAAAGGAGTTGATATATATGCCGCATGTTTCATTGCGCGTCACCGAGGAAGAAAAAGAATTAATGGAAAACTATGCTAAATTACAAGGGTCTAATCTTTCCGATGTCCTAAAAGAAGTATTTTTTGAAAAATTGGAAGACGAATACGACTTGAAAATTATTAAAGAGCATGAAGCGGAAAAAGCGAAAGGCAACGTAAAATACTATACCCACGCCGAAGTTAAAGATATGCTTGGTTTAGGCTGATGTATTCCATTACGTATTCGGAAAAAGCGGCTAAAGCGCTCCAAAAAATGGATAAGTACACATCCGCCATGATATACGGTTGGATTGATAAAAACCTTGACGGCTGCGACAATCCACGCTTGTACGGGAAGCCGCTTGAACAAAGCTTAAAAGGTTATTGGCGTTACAGGATAGGCGATTATAGGTTAATTGCGGATATTCAGGATAATTTATTGATTATTGAAATCATCAGAGCGGGTCATAGACGGGATATTTATGAATAGCCAAATCCACCGTGTAAAATTCACGGATTATTTTCACACATGAAGAAACCGCCCGGAGGCGGTTCCCTCAATATAGGTATAATGGCAACTCTGCCAAACCTTTCAAAAACTGTCGATTATACCGCTAATACGCCGTATAACATAATCGCTATATCCCGTACAATGCGCGTGCGATTCTTCCACACCTGCGTAGTCCCGCAGTCCAATTCGACGGCGATGTCCTCGTCGTCATAATGATGTATATATTTACCGACGACAGCCGGATAATATGGGTCGTCGCTGAACGATTCCATCGCCGATACGACCGTCTCTATTTCGTACTCATCTGCTGCAATCCGCGCTTTAATGTCCTGAATAAGCGCTGCGAATAAAGTTTCGGGGTCGACGCGATAACCTGTCTTACGCAGCCGTATGAGGCTTTTGCTGCGCTCGCTCGGGCCTTGGGATTCAATGTCCGCAAGTTTCTTTTTTTCCGATCTCACCTTTTTTTCAAGAGTGGTAAGAGCGTATAGTCGGCGCTCTGTCGCTTTATATGCATCGTCAGCCATAGCTGACGCCTGTAGCCTCCCGGCCTCTATCGCCTTCGATACAGCCTCGTCGATAATTGCTCTTATGTGCGTCTGCGCTGTCATTTACCATCATCTCCGGAATCGTTATAAAAGTAGCTTGCACTTTCCAATGCAAGTAACTTGCTCAGTTGATATGCAAGTTACTTGCATCGCTTACATACAAGCCACTTTTATATTTACCACCATTATGCGAACGTTTATTCGACTTTTCGATTATCAATAATCTCACTAATTTTGGCGCCGGGCTTCCAAGGCTTACCATTGAGACGGAACGTAAATCCAGCGTTTTTCATGTGGTCAAGCTGTTCGCGCGGCGGGATGCACTCTTTTTGAGCGGTGCCCATTTTCGGCTTGCCGTCAGGTCCTATAACTTCAAAATCAATCATTGCCAGCCTCCTCACCCAACACCCATAGCAACGCCGCCTTATATCCAATCGCGTAGTCGTCCATCCTCTCTATGCATGATTCCAACATATTCATGATTTCGCTTCGCGACTTTATTCTCATTAGTGTTATCTCTTTAGCCGCGCCTCG